TATTCAGCAATCTAATTCTCAAAGAAGAATGATGGATGTAGTTAGAAGACATGCAAATGGTTTAAAGAAGATATTTAGAAAATGGATTTCATACAATAAAGAGTTCTTGACTGATTCAGAAGTTATGAGAATTAATGGTGAGTTTATTCCATTTAGAAGAGATGACATATCAGGTGAATTTGATATAGATTTAACTGTTGGAACAGATGGTATTACAGAAGCCAAAGTAAATCAAATTACTATGTTAATGCAACAAGTAGGTGGATTAGCAAATGTAGCTAGTATACCTCCAGAGTTCTTTAATCTTATGTTAGGTAAACTTGCTGATGAATGGGGATATCCAGATGTAGCACAAATGCTAGAAAATCCTACTCCTAAACAACCTAATCCTATGGAAGAAGAAATGGCTAAATTAGAAGTAGCTAATAGAACTGCTGAAGTAGATTTAAAGAAAGCTAAAGCTATTAAAGAGATGTCAGAATCTAATAGCAAGAATGTTAATACTAAGATGAATGCACTAGGTATTAAAAACGATTAAGCATTGGCATTCTCTATGATGTAAGACCAAAAAATATTATTAAGGAAAATTATGGAACAAGATATGAATATCATTCCAGAGTTACAAGAAGACATTAAACTTGGTGAAGCTCTTAAAAGATTACAAAAGAATAAGGACTTTAAGTTACTTATTTCAGAGATGTATTTAGATGAAGGTGTTAAGTATTTAACTACTAATATTCCAGTTGTAAAAGATAAAGAAAAAGCTTTTGAACAAATTACTTCAAGAGGTCATCTTTATAGATATTTACATGAGATTGAAACTAAAGCTAATGGTGCTATTGTAGCACTAGCAGAAATAGAATCATCAGAGGAGTAAGATATGTCTACTGAAGAAGAATACGAAGAGCTTTATAAGCAAGGGTTTGATGGAGATATTGTAGATTCTGAGAATAATGAAGAAACATTAGAACAACCTACTGAAGAAGAAGATGTACAAGCTACTGAAGAGGATGACGATTCTACTGAAGAGAATACGGAATCTACTGAAGAGGACTCTGATGAGGAAAATCAGGAATCTACTGATGAAGAAGAGCCATATATGGTTATTGAAAGATTTGGTGAGAAGATACCTTTAACTAAAGATGAAGCAGTTAGAATGTCTCAACTTGGTTGGGATTATACTTCTAAGACACAAGATTTATCAGAACATAGAAAAAGACTTGAAATCATTGATGGATTACCTGATGAGGTTTTACAAGCACTTAAAGATGTATCTTCTGGGAATAAAGAAGCTTTAGCTAGTATTGCTGAAAAGTTTGAAATTGACCCATATGATATTGATGGAGTAGGCGAGTATAAGCCTAAAATCATAGAGAAGAACTATGAGTTAGAAGATGTTATTGCATCTATCAAAGAAGACTCAGAAAGTAGTTCTACTATTGATACTTGGGTAAGAGAATTGCCTAATAGTGTTAATAGTACATTTGCAAATAATCCAGCTATCTTAAAAGGTCTACATGTAGATGTTAAGAATGGTATTGCAAAGAAAGTTATGCCTGAAGTGATTAAGACATTAAAACTTAATCCTAGTGCTGACTTTGTTACGACTTATCAAGAAATTGGTAAAAGAATGGTATCTACTGCTAACAAAGAGCCAAAACCTGAAGCAAGTAGAGAACAGAAAAAGAAAGCTATTCCTTCTAAAGTTAAACCATCTAAGCATATGAAAGACCATGTTTCTGTATGGGAAAGTGATGATAAGTTTAACGAGATGAGAAGAAAAGCTGGTCTTATTAATTAAGGATATATAAAATGGCAAATACAACTTTAACTCAATTACCTGCAAACATTCAAGGTTTCTATGATAGAAACTTATTAGATAGAGCAGAAGCAAACCTAGTACACGATAAGTATGGACAAGTAAGAAACTTACCTAAGAAAAGTGGAACAAAGATTAACTTTAGAAGATACTCTAATTTAGCAACTGCTACTACACCATTAACTGAAGGTGTTACACCATCTGGTTCTCAATTATCAGTTACTGACATCAATGCTACTGTATCACAATATGGTGATTATGTTACATTAACTGACCAAGTTGATATGTTTGGATTAGACAACACTGTTGCTGAAGCTACTGATATCTTAGGATACCAAGCTGGTCAAACTATTGATGAAGTATATAGAGATGCAGTTGTACCTAACTTAGCTAACCAAATTACTGTTAATGCTACTGGTGAGTCTTCAACTGTTGCTGGTGAAGTAATTACTGTTGCTAAGATTAAAGAAGCTATCTTAACTTTAAAAAATCAAAATGCAATGAAATTTACTCCAATGATTTCTTCATCTACTGGTGTAGGTTCTTCAGCTGTTAGAAGTGCATTCTGGGGTATTGTTCATCCAGATGTAGTATTCGACTTAGAAGACCAAGATGGATTTATTTCTGCTGAAAACTATGCTTCAACTAAGACATTGGAAGAAGGTGAAGTTGGTGCTGTTAAAGATGTTAGATTTATTGAATCTACACAAGCTTACATTAACACTGATGGTGGAAGTGCTGGTGTTGATACATATCATACAGCTATCTTTGGAAAAAATGCTTATGGTGTTGTTAATGTTAGAGGTGAATCTGCTTCTGCTTCAGTTATCGTTAAACCTTTAGGTTCTGCTGGTTCTGCTGACCCATTAGACCAAAGAAGTACAGTTGGTTGGAAGGCTAATGTTACTGCTAAAGTTCTTAATGATGCATTTGCGGTATCTATCATTTCAGCTTCATCACAAGGAGCAAACTCTTAATATAGAGTTTATAGGGGAGAGTAAATACTCTCTCTTATTAAGCTTTCTATTTGGAAGCAATAAACAATTTAAGGAGAATATATGTCAGTTGAAATTAACCAAGACATTATCACAGAAGCAGAAGAATTAGGTATCGTTGTACATCACAATGTTAAAGAAGAAACTTTATTAGCAAAGATTGAAGAGAAGAAAGCTGAAATTAAAGCCAAACAAGAAGCTAAAAAGAAAGCTAAAGAAGAAAAAAAACCAGAAGGTAAAGTAAGAATTATTGTAGAGTCAAGAGATGCTGAAGACAATTCACCAGACCAATTTTTTGGTTTTAATGGACAACATATCTTAGTTCAAAAAGGTGAAGAGGTTGAAGTAACTGAAACTATGTATAGATTTATTAAGTCTATTGGTAAGAAAGTTAAGAAGTTTAAAATGATACCTGATGAAGATGGAATACCAAGAAAGAAATGGTATGATAAGTGGGAATCAAGATTTATTGTAGAAAAAATAGATTAATAGAGGAGTCTTAGGACTCTTCTAGTTAGTTTATATTAAAGGGGAAATTATGGCAGGACTTTTAGATTATTTAGATTTTGACAATTCAGGTTCATTAAACTTTGGTGACATAGGTAGTGGACTAGGAGGTTTATATGACTTTGGTAAAGGATTAGTTGGTTCTAGTGGAACAATAGGTACTGATGGTGCTAGAACTGGTACTGAAGGACTTATGGGTTTCTTAACTAATAACCAAGATGCTTTAAAGTTTGGTGGTAATGTGTTAGGTGCTATTGGTAACTATCAACAAGCACAATCACAACAAGACTATGCTAAAGGATTACTAGACTTACAAAGACAACAAATAAATACAGCAGAAGCTGAAAGACAAAGACAAATAGATAAAGAGGAAGAAGCACAACAATCTATGATGACTGGATTTAATCAATCTGGATTAAGTAACTACTACGGAGTATAATATGGGAATGTTTAACACAGAAGTAAAACCAGTTAATGTTAGAGGTCTTGAAAACTTAGTTGCACAAGCTTCACAATCTCCATTAACTTCGTTATCTAAAGGTATGAAAGATTTAGATAATATCCTTACAAAAAGAGATAAGGAACAATATACATCTTATGCTATAGATAAGCTGAAGAATGCTAAATCTGTATCTGATGTACAAGGACTAGGGTTAGACCTAGGAAGATTATCTGATGCTGGTAAAATGCAATATTCTAATTCGCTAGATATGATTAATAGGATATCTAATGAGCAAAGAGCATTATCACAAGAACAAAGAGCAAAAGATACATTTGATATGCAAAAGACTAAGTTTGGTCAAGAGCAAGATGCTTTACTACAAAAACAAATTACTAATGAAGTATTAGCTAATGTAGATAGTATGACACCTGAACAGATAGAACAAGCAAAACAATACTCTGGATTAGATGCATTAACATTTGATAAAGCTATGCAAGATAAAGAGAAGTTTGAATTAGACAAGCTAAGTACTATGGCTACTATTAGTAAGTCAAATAGAGAAGACCTACCTTCAACAATCAAGGAAATGGAATTATTAGGTTATCCATTAACACAAGAAGGATATAGAGAGTATGTTAA